CTTTGTAAGTTTGTCAAAGTTACTTGACGATTGTTTTAACGCTTCGAAATCCATATTTTATCTCCTTTGTATTTTCGTATTCGTTGTGTTTGTGTTACCTGTTTAATCGGTATCATAGTTATTTATAATAGTTGTGGTCATTATAACACATTTATTTAAATTTGTCAAGTGTATTTTGAAATGATATATACTTTAAATTCTTAACAGAAGTCCACTCACTAATACTTGAACTGACTGGCGTTTTACCACTATTTCCATCAGGATTGACTTTATAGAATTGTATTTTAGGGTTTTCTGTCATTAATGTTTTCCATTGATTTATCCAATTGACAGATGGTATCGGACCAGCCTCTGGTAATCCATAATGTTTAGTGCCTTTGTACATATTGTTTAATTTATGGGTATCACTTACCAAGTCGTGTCCAATCAAATACACTTCTTGTAAATCTTTTTCTCTAATTGTTGCTACTCTTCCACTTGACGCACCACAAGCCCAACCTCTATCTCTTTGACCTTCTACCAAATCATCTAAATTATGTGCCTTATCATTCTCATTAGTCCAACTTACATATGTTGTTGTGTGATTAACATTTTTTTCTACAATTTCTTTTTTTTCTAATTTTGATTTTAAAATACTTACTTTACCTGATAGATTTGAACCATGAAATACAAACTCTTGCTTATCGCCTTTATCATTTTCCATTTTATTAGATTGATATTTGTCGATTAACTCTTTATCTTCATTCTTCATATTACCATAGACTAACATATCGTATGTTGGTGCAGGTATTCTAGTCCAATTTCTTAACCATGTTTCGTTAATATCACAATAACCACTTTGATATATCTCGTGCATAATTCCATGGTCAACAGCAGTCAATACATCTGGTGTAAAATCTCTATATAAAGCATTACAACCATATATTCTACCATGTGGTTTAAACATTCTTAAATCTAAAGACTGTCTACTCTCACCATTTCCTATACAAAATACTCTAGTCGCCATCTCTTGTTACCAAGTTATCTGGTTTATCTATTGGTAAACCCATTCTATCAAACCATTTGTTTTTTACGTTATAAACGTGTCCAAGTGTTCCATCATCTAATTTAATTGATCGTTTATCTATCTTACCATCATACTTTGAACCGTCTTTTAATATTAGTTTTAGTGTACCGTGAAGATCACCATAGATTCTATCAATGACTTTATCACCAATCTTATTTGATTCTGGAATTATATTATCACTCATTTACAAAAATCTCTTTCATAATCAATTTACATTCAGTCGCATTAAAGTTAATAAATGGTTTTACTCTGGTAACCTTAGATGCGATTTCAGGCCATACAAACTTTTCTTTAATTTCCACATTCCAATTTTTAACAAACGATAAGAAGTGGTCAAACACGACTGCGGTTTGTATCGCCAATTTTTTTTGGATAAGTAATCGTAGAAGTCTAGGATGCTGACCATCAATAGCGAGAAAACCATTATCAAAAGAAAGGCCACGAGCAGAAAAATCATCACGCACCAATACGCAATCGTTTCTAAAGTGATAGGTAAATGCTTCTTTACGTTTTCGATAATCCAAATAAACATCTCTACCATCATTTTCCAAAAGATTACCAACCCATCTCTTGCTATCTGCAAGAAAGTTAGCAACAAAGAAATCAAGTATATTATCTTGTCCATATTTTGTACTTAACTTATGAAAAAAGTATCTATCCTTTCTCTTTGTAAAACTATCAAGTGTTGCATTAACTTTTCCACCATACTTTATATAGTCATATGTCTTTGATGTAAAATGTAACTTGACACCAAGATAAACTTTATATACATCAAACCCACCATACATTATATTGGTAATTGACCACACTTTGGAAACTTTAACATCTTCAAGTTAGTGGCTTCTAATTTTATTTTTTCTTTTAATGATTTTGAAACTAATGGTGATACTGTTGATGTGTCTATATCATTTTCTTCACAATATAAAACAACAGCATCCATATAGGATATTCTTTTTTCTTTTACTATACTCTCAATTTTTAAACTAAATTCTTTACTATTCATTTTCACACCCCTTTCGGTGGTATGGTGGTTACTTACGCTAGCGTTAACCACCATTGTTATAACATTTATAATATAACATATTTGACTTAATTTGTCAATGTTATTGTGGTGTTGTTAAATCAAATGTATGATACATTATACATCTTTCAATACCACTTGGCACGTCTATCGTTACAGCAGATTGTGTACCATCAGCAGTTATATAGTATGTTATCATAAAAACGGGTTGTCCGCCTTCTATCATACCTTCTCTACCTAATGATATACTTACTGGTTTAAAGTTATAATGTTTAAGATAGTTTTCTATCTTTTCTGATGTTGAACACAAAGCTGGTATTTGTTGAAAGTAATAATCGCCATAGTCATCTGCGTGATCAGCATAAACATTAAAACTAAAGATTGATAGGAATAATCCTATTATTATTTTTTTCATAGCCCTCTCTTTTATCCGATAAAACGTGGGCCACCTTTTTAATCTTCTTGCTTGATTTTATCTTTGTTTATTTCTTCATAATATTTATAAAAGTCTTGTATAGCCGTTTCTAGTTTTGGCATATAATCTTTTTTCTCTCTAATATATGATGATACTGTACCGTCTTCAGCAGCAAGTAATATAACAATTTGTTCGATTGGTTTACCAAACATTTCTTCGTACATAATAGCATATGCAGTTGTTTGTAAGAAGTAGTTTTCAATCCAATCTTCTTGTCGTTCTTTGTTTGCTGTTTTAAAATCAATTACTGACAACTTACCATTGTATTCAGCAACACAGTCAACTTGACCAGCGATAGTTAACTTTTTACTATACATAATTGTTTCTAAACAATGTATGTTATCTATTTGATCTACGTATGGTTTGATTAGTCTGAATAGACCTAATGGAAGTACACTACGCTCACTTGGTGTTTGACCTTTGATGTATTGTTCTATAAGTAAATGAGTTGCTTTACCTCTACGAGCTGCTCTATTCATTTCCCAATTGGCAACTTTCTCACCAATACTATCACGCCATTTTTGTAAACCTTCTTTTGAACGAATACCTAAAACAGTGGTTACAGATGGATAACCTTTTCCCTCTATATCGTAAAAACGAAAACCATCAACTTTCTTACCTTTAGTAACAGGTAGTTTTGATTGATCTAGTTCTATAAACTTAAATTCTTTTTTTGCCATAATATTTCACTTTCATTTATTGTATCATTATAATATATCATATTATTAGGCATTTGTCAAGTTTTAAATACCTTTTTCACAGTATAAATTATTAATCTCGTCAGAAGTTCATTCACCACTCGGTTTTGGTTTAGCGTGTACTCTATACGAATATGTTTCATACTTTGTTTTACGAGTTTCCGGATCTTTGTATGCTCTTAAAAACTGTTTTCTATTGTCTTCTTTGTTCTTAAATGAGCAGTGTATCCAACCACTATTCTTTTCTTCAGGATTCCAGTATTCCAAAATCAACTGATCGTAATCTAAATTTTTATCAATGTAATGTGCTAGTTCTTGGTTTGACACACCAAATATTTCAAAATCAGCCGCTTGACCTTTCGCATGCTGTGAAGTTGATGATGAACCAATCGCCTCACACAATGCAATACTTCTAAAGCCACTAGATACAGTAACTGGAGTTGCATATTGATCTCTTATTGGTTGTAGCACGTTCTCACATAATTTTTGTAAAGCATCGATCTGATCTTCATTTGGATTGTTGTCGATACCTTTACGAACTGCTGTTTGACTAGCAGTAAGTTCTTTTAAACTAAAGTTTTTGCTTAGTTTCATTTTTAACCTCTTGTTAGTTTAAGTAATTTTTCTATTTGAGCCTTAATGATTGGACCTCTGTTAGGCCAATGTATATAAGGTTCATCTGACTTTTGTAAATTATATAAAAATGGTAATACAATCTTCTCAATATCTTTAAATCTCTGACTTATAGTTTCATCAGAAATTTCTTTTGTAATTGTTTCTTTTTCTGCCACAATTTGCATTATCTCATTCATCATAGACTTTATAGATGAAACATCATCTTTTACTTTTGATATTTCTAAATTTGAATTTTCTATTACGCTTGGGTCTATGGTAGGTTGTGTTGTTTCAGCAGGTTTTGAAACTGGTGTAATACCCCAATCTTCATCAAGGTCAAACCCACGCATATAATCTGGTATATCATCTGCCATTATTTTTTACCTCTTATTCTTCTTCTATTTTTTGCTAGTGCTTGTTGTGTCTTAATTGATTTGGTACTTTTCTTTCCATATCTATCTGCAAGTGCACTCTGTGGGTGTGCTTCTGCAATTCTACTTAAATTATCTTTCCATCCGCCATCTTGTTTTATACTTCCTACTCCACTTACAATATTTAGACCTTTGAGTACCTGTGTAATGTGTTTATTATTATCCAGATACTCTTCCATTTCAGCAATAGTCATCATATCATCAAACTCTTTACCAGTTTTCTTATTTAAAAATGTATAAATTGGCATTATTTAAACCAGTGGTGATATGCTAGATTAAGTTTATTTAACATTTGGTTTTAGTGGGTCGTGCTCAAAGTATTTTTTGATAACTTCTAATTGGTCATCATACTCTGCAATTATTTTTAATTCTTTTTCAATTGCTTCTAATACATCTGGATGCTCACCTATACCAGCAGCATTTTTTAGATATATCTCTACATTCATTGAGTGTTTTGCAATATGACCTTTTGCATGGTCTTTGATTGCCTCTATCATATTTTTTCTATTATATTCAGCCATTTTTTTTCTCCTTTAATATTCTACCATAGTTAGGCCAACCAAATTTATCAGGTGACTCATCTATATATCTCCAACGAATTACTCCTGTGTTAGGATTTCTTTCGTAAATTTTTTCTCTAGTTTTTTTATTCTTCAACTTCGCCATCTTCCAATCCTTTTCTCAGTATTTCTTTTTCTTCTTCTGTATAAGGTCTTATCATTTTTATGTCCATATCCAATCCTTTTCTTCTATATTTACTTTTCTATTGTAACTACCCTTACCTTTTTTAGCTTTAACAACCTTCTGTTTATACTTTGGTGTTCTAACTTCTTTTGCCACAGGATTTGATTTCTTCTTACCAAATATATCTTCCCAACGTTTTGAGTAAACGTCATTTGTTGGCCTAGATTTACCGTCCCACTTAAATGTCATTCTCAATTCCCTCTGTATACCACTTCGGTGGTTGTGCTGGTGCTTTCCAAGATGCCATATCTTTTTTCTTCATTACATAATACTTTCTATAAGAGCCAACTACATCACCTGGTATCTTACACTCATCAGGCATTGCTGGAGTAGGATCTGTTCGTATTGTAGTTAAAGATATTCCTTTAGGTGGATTACGAAGTATAATACCTAATTTTCTAATTGTCATATGGTCTTCTGTATGATTGTATCTTAATTTAAATTCATCATTCAACGCAACCATATGATTGTATAACCAATAGTAATTGTATGCTGATGCCATAACCCAAATTGTACTAGGGTGTTTTACATGAGAAGCTTTATAGATAATATCTTCGTGTGTTTTATCTTTTAATCGCCATCTTTTTATTCTTCTATTAGATTTAGTTCTATCTTCATACTGTTCACCATCAATTAATCTGTGAGCAGTAGATAGCATTTGTGCTGATTCTATAATCATTTTTACTACATGCTTATCAATAAGCATTTTCGCAGCAACCACAGGGTCTTTATGTACATAAAATATATTCATTAGTGTATCACCTTTCTAAAGTAATCCATTGCTCCATACTTCTCACATAACTTTTTCAAAACTCCAAACCAATGGTTCTTTGCCCATTCGGTTGTAGCATTCTGACAAGTTCTTTCTGCGTTTGATATTCGTCTGATTTGATCTGGTGTCAATTCAGGTAATTTAAGTCTTATCATATCTTCATTTGTCATCATAATATATAACCTCCATTTTTATAATATATCATAGTTTAGGGGTATTGTCAACCCTATTTTTTAT